TATTAGCTCATGATGAAAGTGGTAAATGGGAAAGACCTGACAATATATTAAACAACTGGAGAGTTACAAAAACTACATTACGTCTTGGTTCTAGAATCGTAGGTAAATGTATGATGGGCTCGACTTCAAATGCTTTAGACAAAGGTGGAGACAATTTTAAAAAACTATACTACAATTCAGACGTTACTAAAAGAAATAGAAACGGACAAACATCTTCTGGACTCTATAGCTTGTTCATTCCTATGGAATGGAACTACGAGGGATTCATCGATACTTATGGATTACCTGTCTTCATTGGAGGTAAAAATCCAGTCAAAGGAGTTGATGGTTATGAAATTACAACAGGAGTTATTAAACATTGGGAAAACGAAGTTGACGGACTTAAAAGCGATCAAGACAGCTTAAACGAATATTATAGACAGTTTCCAAGAACTGAACAACACGCTTTTAGAGACGAGTCTAAACAAAGTTTGTTTAATTTAACTAAAATATATCAACAAATAGATTATAACGAAGAATTAAACAATGCAGCTTCTACTACTCAAGGTAGTTTTCAGTGGGTTGATGGTATAAAAGATACTTCTGTAGTTTTTTATCCTAATAAAAATGGTAGATTTTTAATATCGTGGACACCTCCTAAGGGACTACAAAATAGAGTTTATGTAAAAAATGGAATTAAATATCCAGGTAATGAGCATATAGGTGCTTTTGGTTGCGATAGTTATGATATATCAGGAACAGTAGATGGTAAAGGATCTAATGGAGCGTTACATGGTTTAACCAAGTTTTCTATGGAAGATGCACCACCTAATCATTTCTTTTTAGAATATATATCAAGACCTGCTACAGCTGAAATATTTTTTGAAGATGTGCTTATGGCTTGTGTATTTTATGGAATGCCAATATTAGCAGAAAATAATAAACCAAGATTGTTGTATTATTTCAAAAGAAGAGGTTATAGAGGTTTTTCAATAAACAGGCCTGATAAAATCTGGAATAAACTTTCTACAACTGAAAAAGAAATAGGTGGAATACCTAATTCAAGCGAGGATATTAAGCAAGCACATGCAGCTGCAATAGAATCTTATATAGAGGATTATGTTGGATTATTAAATGATGAATACGGTGATATGTATTTTCAAAAAACATTAGAAGATTGGGCTAAGTTTAATATTAATAATAGAACTAAACATGATGCTACAATAAGTTCAGGTTTAGCTATAATGGCTTGCAATAAAAATAAATATAAACCAATCGCAGATAGAAAATTAAAATCTATACCTTTAGGTTTTAAAAAATATAACAATGAAGGAACTGTTTCAAAAATAATAAAATAAATGATTTATACTAATAGTACAAGTTCGTTTCCAGATCAAGTAGTTTCTGAGGAAGTAAAATCATCATTTGAATATGGCTTGCAAGTGGGCAGAGCTATAGAAGGTGAATGGTTCGCCGCTGGAAGGACTAATAATAGATTTTCAACTTATTTTAATGATTTTCACACTAGAAGGTTATACGCTAGAGGAGAACAGTCTATAAAAAAATACAAAGACGAAATGTCTATTGATGGAGATTTATCTTATTTAAATCTAGACTGGAAACCTGTTCCTATAATACCAAAATTTGTAGATATATTAGTAAATGGAATATCTCAAAGAGGCTATGAAATAAACGCTTATGCTCAAGATCCAGAGTCTATAAATAAAAGAACTAGATATGCTCAAGGATTATTAAGAGACATAAATGCAGAAACTTTTTTAAGTAAAGTGCAACAAGCTACTGGTATGAATTTATTCTCTATGAAAGATAGAGAAAAAGCTCCTCAAGATACTAGCGAACTAGAAGTTCACATGCAGTTAGACTACAAACAATCTATAGAAGTTGCTGAAGAAGAATTAATAAATAATGTTTTAGCTAAAAATAAATATGATTTAACTGAAACAAGAATAAATCATGACTTAACAGTTTTAGGTATTGCAGCTGTTAAAACATCGTGGAATAATTCTGAAGGTATTGTTGTTGACTATGTTGACCCTGCTAGATTAATATATTCTTACACTGAAGACCCTAACTTTGAAGACTTATGGTATGCTGGTGAAATTAAATTTATTAGTTTAGCTGATTTAAAAAAGCAATTTCCAAATTTAACAGATGCTGAATTAGAGGAAATAGAAAAGTACCCTGGTAACAGCGATTATACTCCAGGTTGGAATGGTAGATATGATGAAAACGCTATACAAGTATTATATTTTGAATATAAAACATACCAAGATCAAGTATTTAAAATTAAACAAACGCCAAGTGGTTTAGAAAAAGCGTTAGAAAAACCTGACACTTTTATGCCTCCTCCAAATGACGGATTTGAAAGAGTTAGTAGATCAATAGAAGTATTATATAGTGGAGCTAAAATAGTTGGCCATAACAAAATGTTAAGTTGGAGTTTATCTGAAAACATGACTCGACCTACTTCTAACTTGGTTAAAGTTAATATGAATTACAATATATGTGCCCCAAGAATGTATAGAGGTCGTATAGAATCCACGGTAAGTAGAATAACTGGTTTTGCTGACATGATACAATTAACGCATCTTAAACTACAGCAAGTATTATCTAGAGTGGTTCCTGATGGTGTTTATTTAGATGTAGATGGTTTAGCTGAAGTAGATTTAGGTAATGGGACCAACTATAACCCAAGAGAAGCTTTGAATATGTATTTTCAAACAGGTTCTATTGTTGGTAGATCTCTTACTCAAGATGGTGATCCTAATATGGGAAAAGTTCCAATACAAGAATTAAACAGTTCAAGTGGACAAGCTAAAATACAAAGTCTTATACAAACTTATCAATACTATTTACAAATGATAAGAGATGTAACTGGGCTTAATGAAGCTAGAGATGGTTCAATGCCCGATAAACAATCGTTAGTTGGATTACAGAAACTAGCAGCAGCTAATTCAAACGTTGCAACTAGACACATACTTCAGGCAAGTATGTATTTAACTCTTAAAACATGCGAGAACATAACACTTAGAGCCGCAGATAGCTTGATGTATCCTTTAACTAAAGAAGCTTTAGAGTCTAGCATTTCTAAGTTTAATGTAGGAACATTAGATGAGTTAATAAACTTAAATACTCACGATTTTGGAATATTTCTACAATTAGAACCAGACGAAGAGCAAAAAGCAATGCTAGAAGAGAATATTCAAATAGCTTTAAAAAGTGGTCAAATATATCTAGAAGACGCAATAGATATTAGAGAAGTTAAAAATATTCAACTAGCTAACGCTGTTTTAAAACAACGTAGAAAAAGAAAACAAGCTCAAGATCAACAAGCTCAACAAGCTAATATTCAAGCTCAAGCTAATGCAAATGCTGAAGCAGCTGAAAGATCGGCTTTAGCTGAAACTCAAAAACAACAAGTTATATCAGAGCAAAATATAAACTATGAACAAGCTAAAAATCAATTTTCTATTGATAAAATGATGCAAGAAGCTGAAGTTGAAAAAGAAAAAATGAGAATAAAGTTTGGCTACGATATGCAATTAAAACAAATGGACTTGCAAGAAATAGCAAGCAGAGAAAAGTTTATTGAAGATAGAAAAGATAAAAGAACTAGAATTGTTGGAAGTCAACAAAGTCAAATGATTGATCAAAGACAAAACGATTTATTGCCTACTAATTTTGAACAAGATGGTGATAACCCAATGGAAGGCTTAGTTTAAGTTTTTCAAACAATTATTAATTATTATATTATATTATGTCAGAAGAAATAAAAGAAACTCCTACGGGAGAATTAGAACAAGGTGAGTTTAAAATGAAAAAAAAGCCAAAAAAACTTACCAATAAAAAAACAAAAACTACAAAAGTAGATTTAAGTAAAAAACCAGAAAAAACAGAAAATGCCGTTCAAGCACAGAAGACAGATGATAGCAATGCTGTTATCGAAGAAAAGAAAAACGAGGCAAGTAGCGAAAAAGTGGTTGAAGAAGTACGGTCCACCAAAGAAGAAGAAATAAAATCTCCTATTGTAGAAATAATAGAAGAAGAAAAAGAAGAGGTTAAAGAATTAAAAAAAGAAGTAAAAGAAGCTGTTAGAGATGAAAAAGTAGTAGGGAAAAAGCTACCAGAAAACATTGAAAAACTAGTTTCTTTTATGGAAGATACAGGTGGTACGGTTGAGGATTATGTTAGATTAAACGCTGATTATTCTCAAGTTGATGATACTACTTTGGTAAAAGAATATTATAAAAAAACTAAACCACATTTAAATCAAGAGGAAATTGAGTTCATGCTAGATGATAATTTTTCTTATGATGAAGACGTGGATGAAGAGCGAGAAATAAAGAAAAAGAAACTCGCCTTTAAAGAAGAAATTGCTGAAGCTCGTAACTTTCTAGAGCAAACAAAGAGTAAATATTACGACGAGATCAAGTTGAGACCGGGCGTTACTCAAGAACAAAAGAAAGCTATGGACTTTTTCAATAGGTACAACGAAGAACAAAAAATGGTTGCTAATCAACATGATAATTTTGTATCAGATACTAAAGACTATTTCACTAATGATTTCAAAGGTTTTGATTTTAATATTGGTGAGAAAAAGTTTAGATATGGTGTAAATAATGTTGATGAAGTAATTGATAAACAATCTAACTTAAGTACATTTGTCAAGAAGTTCTTGAACGAAGACGGTAGTGTTAACGATTATAAAGGTTATCATAAAGCTATTTATGCTGCAAGAAATGCTGATACTATTGCTAATCATTTTTATGAGCAAGGCAAAGCCGATGCTGTTAAAGATGTAATAGCTAAATCTAAAAATATAAACAACGAGCCTAGAGCAGCTGCTTCTGGTGATGTGTTTATTAATGGTTTAAAAGTAAAAGCTATTAATGGAGTTGATAGTTCTAAGTTAAAAATAAAAACAAAAAAAAATAACTAATAAAAATTAACAAAATGGCGTTTAACGTAGGCGGGTCTTTTCCCGCATCAATAACACCAATGCCTAACAAAATGGCTGTTCAAGACAATTATATTGACTTTAACAACATAGCGGGAGGACAATGGTCACAACAATATCTACCTGAGCTTTATGAGCAAGAGGTGGAAAGATACGGAAACAGAACTTTATCTGGTTTCTTGAGAATGGTAGGAGCTGAAATGCCTATGACTTCTGATCAAGTTATTTGGTCTGAGCAAAATAGATTACATGTAGCTTACAACTCTGTAACGGTTGCTGAAGTTGCTGATCCTGTTTATACAGTTACTATTGCTTTACCAGCCGGTCAAGCTTCTGGAGCTGTAAGAATTGGTAATACAATTTTAGTTTCTGATAATGCTACTGGTTTAGTTACTGCTAAACTTTTAGTAACTAACGTAACTGGTGGTACTTCAAATACTTTAACTTGTACTAGCTATGAAGGAACTACATTAGCAGGTGGTGCTTTAATTTCAGCTGCTAACAGTTTATTTGTGTATGGTTCTGAGTTTCCAAAAGGAAGTAACGGAATGGCTGGAGCTATTGAGCCTAGTGTAACTACTTTTACTAATTCTCCAATTATCATGAAAGATAATTATGAGTTAAGTGGTTCTGACGCTGCTCAAATAGGATGGATTGAAGTTGCTACTGAAGATGGTACTTCTGGATACTTATGGTATCTAAAAGCTGAGTCTGAAACTAGATTAAGATTTGAAGATTACATGGAAATGTCAATGGTTGAATCAGAACTAATGTCTACAGCTGCTGAAAAATTTGGTACAAATTTTGGACCAGGTGGTGCTACTCATGCTATCGAAGCAAGAGGTAATGTATACTCTGGTTTTGCTGGTGCTGCTGCTCCTGGTTCTGGTGCTTTAGGTGATTTCGATGAAATCCTTAAAAACTTAGACAAGCAAGGTGCAATTGAAGAAAATATGTTATTCTTATCAAGATCTACTGCTCTTGATTTTGATGACATGATCGCTGCAATGAACGGAGCTTATGCTTCTACTCAAGCTGCTTCTTATGGTTTATTCGATAACGAAGCTGAAATGGCGTTAAACTTTGGATTTTCAGGTTTTAGAAGAGGTTCTTATGACTTCTATAAAACTGATTGGAAATACTTAAATGATGCTACAACTAGAGGATTAGACAAAGAGATTGATGGTGTTTTAGTTCCTGCTGGAACTTCTACAGTATATGATCAAATGTTAGGATCT